CCCTGTTTAGCAGGTCGGTGACGAGTAGTGCCCATTTTGGGTCGGCGGTCATAGCCACTATTTGGCCTTGTTGGCATATTTCAAAGGCACCCTCCATAGTTTCGCTCAAACGGAATCCCCAGTCGGGTTCGTCAAAGCCAAAATCGGCCCATGTGAATTGATTTTGCATGGCTTGGACTTCTTCAAAATCCTTCTCCATGTCCTTCACTTTTGCTTGCATTTCGGCTACCTTTTTTGCTCGTATTTTTTCAATGTCTTCTTTGTCGCTCATCCAATTCCACTCCGGCTTCATTCCTCTTCCCCAGTTAGATCTTTAATCACCTTTCCGCTTATGCACGAAGGGCATTTACGGAACCCCGGTCGGGGCATTTCTTTGCAGTTTTTGACTACGCATAGTCTTGTTGTAAATCTCATCTCATTCCTCTCCTTTTTCATTTTTCCAATTGGATTCTTGTTTGGGATTTTCCAATTGAAAAATTGATTTTCCAATTGAATAATTCATACTCCACCACTCCTGTCATAGAATGGGCAACGCCCGATGCAATACCCTTTTTGATGTAGGGTTCGGCATGAAGGTGATTTGTAATATCGATCAACATTGTGGTTGATGTATGATACGGTGATGTCCTCTTTGTAATCCGACCAATTCAAGTCCCGAATGAACGACACTATGGTGTCCTTGATACTGCGGTTGGTGACTGGTGATGAACGAGGGGGTCTTGCGAACGAACGAAGTCTGTCCTGTAAATACATGGCAAGATACACTCTCGCTTCGTGAGTAGGGTTGCTCCCCTTCTCACAGGCGGCTGACGCCAAACAGGGGAGTATAGTGAGGTTGCCGACCTTTTTCATGTCCACCTCAACGGGTTCAGCCTCAAATGGTGCGTCGGGATCTCGCTTCTTGGTCTTGATAACCATGCCTTTCGTGCCGTATGGCACCATGCCCCCATGAGGTTCGTCGGCTTTGGCTATGACTGACGGCCAACCTGCTTCAAGGTCTTCGGTTGTCAGCGGCATACCCCATAGCCCTCGTTTGAAATTGTATGTATTGGGAATGCGAATGTGCCTGTCGGGTCGGAATGAAACCACTGGATCGAGAGTGGATAAGTCCCACTTCTTGACCCAACCGTCAATCATTTTACGCCCAGTGAGTAGGAAATCACCGAGTTCAATTGAAGTCGGTTCGTATGTTTTGTCAAGGCTGACCCAAATGTGAACTCCGCCTCCGGTGAACCACATAGCGTGTCGCCAGTCGTTTGACACAAGGTGCTGATGAAGTGCATATACTTCTTTGAAACACCTTTCGCCCGCTTGGGCGGCTGATACACCTTCATTCATGGCTCGCTCATAGTCCATGTCAATGACGAAGTGTGGAATCACAGCCGTGTTGTATTCACCACGGTTCCCCTTCGTCTTCAATTGGCGGAAACCATAGACAGTAGTGGTGAGGTTGTCAGCACCGTTCGTAGCGGCGACATACCGTTGAAGTTCGTCCATGTTATGCACCACTTTCCGCTTTCGCATATCCACCTCACGGGGAAAATGTCGGAACATGTGGGTGCTTCGTGTCATAATACTCACCATTCAAAGAGCGACCTTTGCGCCCGAAGGACACGCACTTTTTGTTCCTCTATTTCAACCCAATGTGAAATCCTATGGCGAGCGATGCCGATGTATTCTTCTTCTCGCTCAATGCCAATGAAATTGAAGCCCTCCACATTCGCCGCAATACCAGTAGTTCCACTCCCCATGAACGGATCTAAAACGATTCCGTTTGGTGGGGTGATGAGTCGGCACAAGTATTTCATCAAGTCCACAGGTTTGACTGTTGGATGTGGGTTCTTCATAGGGAGTCGGTTCGCAGGGTTGCGTCCGTTGTTGATGAGTCCTTCCTCACTGTGAAAGCCACCGTAGTCAGTGCGCTCAACATCAGCGAGGTGTTCAAGCCCTGCGTTCCTTTCTTCTTTGCTCGCTTTAGCGCAGTAAAAGAATCGTGCTGAATCATGGGGAAACGAACCCACGACTTCATCCGAGCCATCGTGAATGAAATTGGCGGGGAAACGACCTTCTTTTGGTGTGATAGACCCCCCTTCTAAGGCGTTTCTATCTCCATGAGCGAGAGTATTCTTTTGACTGTTCCCGCTACCTTTCGGTTGTTCGCCGTTGGTCGGTATTCGGCAATCGTCAATGTTCAAACCACCCGTGCCGTGTTCAAGGACATTCTCAACGATAGTGCCGATGAGGGGCTTACGGGCGACCACGATAGGCTCATGGGCGGGTTTGAGGGCTGAACCCCAACCGTCCCATTGTTTTGCTTCGGGTGTAGCAGGGGCGGTGATTTCGGGTGCTATTGCTTCTTGATGCCAAGAGTCAATCAACATATCCCCCTTGATACCGTTTCTCGTCAAATTACGGCCTTTTTGTCCATACCCAACAACTTCTCGTTCTGCACCTGCGGCTTTGTCAATCGCCTTGCTGATGTTCAACGACTTAGGGAAGCCCGAACCATAGACCCACATGATTTGGTCACGAATCTCAAAGCCAGCATCCTCAATGTTCACAGCCATGCGATGATAAGTGCGAGAACCAGCAAATGATAGCAAATGTCCTCCCGGTTTCAATACACGGAAAGCCTCTTTCCACATTTCAACCGAAGGCACATCGTAGTCCCACTTTTTACCCATGAAGGACAGCCCGTATGGTGGATCGGCGACGATTGAGTCAACACTGTTGTCCTCCATTTTTTCAAGTATTTTGATGCAATCCCCGTGAATAAGTTCAGTGCTTCGTGTCATAATGCTCACTCCAAATGTGTTTGATAACGGGGGCAGAACTCTTTGAGAGCGCACCACGGGTCGCAGATCGAGTATTGCCGACCGGGGGCAATAAGCGGGAACATGCTGATGTCGCCGTCGCCCTTGTAGCGGCGGTGCATACGGACAAGATTGTGCATATCAGCCATCATCAAGCCCAGTTCTTTGACACGAACTGCCTCCACGAATCGGAACATTTCAGCGTCTTCGGTATCGGTGCCTTTGACACCCTTAGTATGATCCCACCCCCAGTGGGTGATTTGTGCCGTAGGGTCAGCCTTTCGCAACGCCCACACATAAAACGCCATTTCCTTTCTCATGGCTTCATATTTGTATTTGGCTTCTTTCCAAGCACCAGTCTTGAGTTCGTGAATGTGAAGCGTGCCGTCGGGGTTGGTGTAAATGCGGTCAATGAAACCGTTGATGTGTATGCGTTGAGGAATCCCGTCAACATTGAGTGAAGCCACGACATCAACCTCTAATTCGTTTCCAGTCGGCAAGAAATTATCGGGGTTGCTGTTGTTAAAGCGGTCAATCTCCTTGACACGGAAACGGTCAATGTGCAGATCTTCATCCAAAAAGAACGAATCCTGCGCCGAACGGATTTCTTTTGAAGTAGGAAAGCACTCACGGAAATACCCATCAAGGTCGGTTTCAACACTTGCCTTCTCAATATCCACCCTGTCATAGAATCCTTCAACGGCGTCGTGGACATTGGTGCCCCGTAGCATGTTATCGTTCTGTGGTTCCTTCATGCCGATGATTCGTTTTAGACCGTATTGTTGAGCGCAAAAGGTGGACTCGCCCAGCGAGGACTTGCTCATGCGGAGAATGATGTTGTCGGGCATACCGGGGTGCCAATCATAACATGAGAACAAGTCCTCATGGTTCGGCACAGGGTATGGGCGTGGTGGCTTGTGGGTTATCATTCACCACCACTCCTTCGGTTCGGGCTGTTCGTCCTTCTTAACCCATTCAAATTGCTCAAGTATTGACTTGTTTCCGGGGTCATTGATTTCACAGGACATAGCGTTATCACTATGCAGTTCCTCTTCGCCTCCCCACATCTCAACAATACCTTGCTGATCATCATGGTAAATGCTCACGGCATCACAGGAATTGCATTCAAATGGCCTTCGGCCTTCGGGCACGAATCCATCAGCGAACTTTTGTTCCATTTCAGCAAGAGTGTTGTATTGGTTCATTCCATGTCCCGACACCCTATGGCTTTCCTCGTCCCAATGCTTGGCTTGCGCCCACAGATCTGGATATTTTTTCCATAGAACATACCACGAACTAACGGGTTGCTTGATACAGTGAAAGCACCCCAGCCGTTGAAAGTTCACATAGAGAGGGTTCACCATGTCAATTGAGTCAAGGTATTTGAAAGCGTCCTCTTCTGTCCATCCCCATTCAATAAGAGGATAGCGAATACCGTCCTCCTTTGCGGTCTTTGACACACGCTTCTTCTCATCTATGGCGATACCGACATATTTGATTGTGCATTCCTTCGTTGCTCGTTGGAGAGGATAGAGTTTAGCCTCCCTCGCCCAGTAGCAAGGATAGACGATGAGAGGTGCCCCACGAACTTTACCTTCGTTCCTGCCTCTTGTTATTTTGCCAAAGAACCATTCATTCCATGACTTCTTAGAGAACACATGTTCAATGTGCAATCCCTTTTCGGGGTATTTTTCTTGAATGTATTTCTCCACATGCTTGATGTATTCGTAAAGTTCGGGGAACTCAAATCCGGTGTCGGCAAATACAATGCGATGAATCGGATAGTTCGGATCGTCCATCTCAAGCATTTTCAACAGCATGGCCGTTGAATCCTTTCCGCCGCTGAACGACACCATCGCTATTTCTTTCTTCTCCATGCTTTACCACCACTCTTGAGGCTTTGAGCCATCTGCTGTCGGCTGTCGCCAGCCCATCGCCTCAAAAATGAGGGAAACGGGGGCTATAATTTGCTTTTCTATCACAGCCGTGAAATCTATGTCCAATTCTTCAAGTTCTTCGGGTGTTCGGTATGCTTCGATCCCTCTTGTAGTGTATATGTGTGGGACGCCATCACCCTTCTCAAATCGGTTGTCGGGGTTCAATCGGTTGTATGCTTTAGCGGCTCCTTGAAAACCACCTTGCTGTCCGTATTTTTCCGGCTTCTTGCCTAAGCGAGAGCGCATGACAAGAGCCTCACGCTTCACCACAGTTCGCACACCGGAAATCCATGTGTTCACTAAATCCCGAATGTCGTCTTCACTGGCGTCCTCACGGCAAACGGCCTCAAAGGCCACTTCTTGAATGCGTTTGGTGATCTGTGCGGCATTGGACTTCTTCATCTCAAAGCCAGTGCAGTGTAGTCCCTGCTTCGGCCATGTCACCCAGCCGAAGTTCCTGTTCTTCTTGGCGGCAACCCATGACTTCATCAGTTTCTCATACTCCACCACGAATCGCTCGCTGTTGAACTCCTTCTGTATCGTTCGTGTCAAGGCATCGGCTATCTCATGGCCGTCGTTGTCGCCAATTCCGATGTATGCGCTGTCGGTGTGTCCCGCCAGCGGCTCGTAGCCCATCTCTTCGCACACATCCATGAGGCGTGAAACCAGTGATCGTCCGACATAGGTGATAGTAGCGGCAACAGTCCTGTGTGCTTCACCATGACCTGCGTGTCCCATGAGGCCATATACGCTGGCGGCGGCACGCTTGAAGGCTAATTGCAGTGTGTTGAACCCAGCGTATTCCGATGAACCCGGTTCGTGCTTCTTCATTTCGGCCTTCGCTTCGTTGCGAGCATCGGCCAGATCCATTTGCAGTTGGGGCAATACCCCAACACTGTCTTGACTCCAATATGTGCCGTTGCCGACCGCACGGGTATTCTCCCCTGCTTCGTGCCGAAGCATTTCGGGACTGATGTTGTCAGCCCGCTGAATCTCGGCATACATGGCACGATAGTCAAAGACAGCGACATTGTTGTGTCGGCCTGTTTTCGGCTCGGCTACAAAGCCACCGCCGTATGAATCGCCAGTTCCTTTCTTGTATGTCCCTGTGGGAGCCGCCCATGTCGCCCTTCGGCGTAGCAATCCTCTTGCGAAGCGGCTCACTGTAAATACAGAACCAAACGATACACCACAGACTCGCTGTAAAGCCATGAAGAATCGGGTGACATGATATTCCCTGTCAAGGCGATCTGTGAGTAAAACATCAGCACGGTGATAGTGCAGGAAATCCTCAAAATGGTTGAGCCAAAGGTCGTGATGTGTCATTCCTTTGGTGTCTATTTTCCATAATTCGGGGTTATTGGGGAATGCTTCTTTGCCCACAGAACCCAGTCGTCGGTCGGATAATTGCCCGTTTCCTGCGTCCCGCCACACACGCTCAAAGCCGTGGTTCCTGTCAGCGAGGTCAACAGTCATGCGACCGGGTATCACTTGAGTCCCGTCGTCATAGACCCCACTGCGTGGGAGGTGAGTCATTGGTGGTGAAGTGCTGACCTCCGAGAGAGGCGACATCCATTCAAAGCCGATGTCGTGGTGTTTGTAGCGTTCATACATTTTCGGCCAGTCGGCACGGTTGCCCGACCATGTAGTGATAAGGTCGGGATCTAATTCCTCAAACGCAAGTGCAAATGCTTCAAGCATCGCTTTTTCGGAACGAAACACAGGAGTCAATGTTGACAAAATGCTGGCTGTCGGATGCCAAGACCACTGTTGAACGACCTCACCGTTCGTGGTGTAGCCCATAGCGGTGAGTTCTCCTTGCTCGTTCCATTCAAGGTCAAAGCCACCAGCCCGAACCATGTTTGGGAACCAGTCGGGAATATCCTGCGGATCAATGTTGTCAACGGCATACCTGTCGGGGAAGTGAATGTCGGCCTCCCATGTTTCCTCACAAAGTTCTCGCATAGGTTTGACATCTCTTGGACTCGGAGCGACAATTGAAATCAATTCCCTGCCGTCCAAAGACTTGGCCGTCTTTTCACCAACGCACCACCCATCAAACCGTTCGTCAAATAACTCGGTGATTCGTGCTATATCACTACCAGCGGCCACATAGAAATATGGACGGAATGCCCCGTCGTAGTTCTCCATCACCACACCGTTTTCATCACGGTATCGCAAATAGATCGAAGGACACTCCGAATCCTCGGTGTCGTATGTTTGGATAATCAAGCCGACGCCCCGCCTTCTTCTTGGCGGGGAGCGATAACGGCTGTTGTTCCAAAATCACCGTCGGGTGATTCGTGGCGAATGAGCAGGGGGCTGTCGTTGCCTCCGTGCAAATAGACAGTCCCATTCCCCGGCATAGCCTTGAGAGCGTCCATTAGCCACTTTCCGAACCAATTGAGAACACTTTCGTCTTCATCAGCGAGGTTGTTCGTCAGTGGTTCAAGAGTTGATTCCATGCGGATTGAATCACGCTTGACGCTAAGTGAAAGCCCAGCGACATTTGATTCAAGACAGAACAGCGCACCGTTCTGTATGGATTTTGCAGTGTTTCGCAATTGTTGAAAAGCCTGTCCTTCAAACGATTGAGCGAAGGTCAGTTCACCCGAACCGAACCTATTGAAGTCATTGGCTCTTGAATCATCAATCAATTTCACGACTTGCTCAACACCAGCCTGTGAAGAGGCTGAATTGACTGACGGCATGGTGAAAGAAGTGTTTGAGCCAGCGACATGGATCTTGCCATTGTCGTGAAGAACAATTTCCACTTCTTCGTTTCCAATGCCACATTCCTTGATGAGTGAAGTGAAGGTGGATAACTGACCGAGTGCAATTGACCCAGTGTCAACACATTCCTCTCCTTCACGGAAAGTAGTGTGCCGTTGGATGAAATACGCCTTGTCAAGAGTTCCTGCGGAACCCAAGCCTTCTTCGCTGACATTGACGACCAAATCGTCCATGCCCTCAAAGCCCTTGAGGAAACCCAGCAGGTTGTGTTGAAGCATACGGAAGCCGACCATCAAGCATCACCTCTTGGGACATTGAAGTCGCCAGCGGAGATCTTAGGCCATCCATGCCAAACACCACCGTCGTCGTTCCTCTCAAAGAGTAGGACACGACCCGACGCTTGAAGTGAAGTGCGGTCAGCAATAATCACAGCATAGCCACGAACGACACCAGTGAGTTCACCGGCTTCGTTGCGTTCCTCTTCAAGTTCAGTGTGAATGACTTGTTGTAGGTGCCCTTCTGTGCCCTTGAGCCACTTCGGGGTATCTTGCCCAGCCAGTTCGTTGCCCGACGAGTCGTAGCCCGGTTTCATGTGGGTAATGACATAACAGTGGACGCCACCACGGCACAGTTCACGGAGAGCGACCATAGCCGTTTGATAGCGAGTAGCACGGATGTTCCAATTGAAACGACCAATTTGGGTAGTGGCCTTCTTGCCCGAAACAGCGATACCGTCAACACCAAGATCCAAGTCGTCAACCTTCATGCAGGTTTCAGTGATGTGAAGCCAGTGATCGGCTCCGTCAAACACCACAGTCTTGAGGTATGGCTTTGGCATCTTGCCATGTTCAGCGAAGTATTCGTTCTGTGCCTCCATTTGAGCCTGTGCGGTCTTGAGGATGTCAACAGTCTGTTGGAAGGTTGCTGGGAAGTCGTATGGAACACGACTGTCGCCGTAGTTGAATACCCACGGATTGAGAACAACAAGGTTTTCAGCCTTGTCAGCGTGGTGAGCCGCCTTCGTAGTTTCGCCACCAAGATCGAAGTCCAAGTGCCAAATCTCGGCACCGTCCTTGATTTCCTGTGGAGTGAGGCTGTCAAGCACCATACCCGTTTTACCAGTCTTTGGTGCCCCAGCGATACCACACATAACGAATGCGGGCGGAGCCTCAACGGTGCGACGAGCGTTGCGAATCATAGCCGCAATTGTCGGGTTGACCCTTGACAGGTGGTTTGAGGTGGGCGGTGGAGAAGACTTCTTGGCCTTCTTTGGGGCAGGTGCGGGAGGTGCCTCATCAACAGGTTCCTCCATCTCCGGTTCTTCGTGCTGAACAGGGGGAGCCTCGTCAACCAACGCCTCAATTGGAATGTCTTTCATTTCCTTCTTCGGTGTTGGGGTCTTCTTAGATCCGCCAGCCTTCTTGGCTGGTGGTTCGTAATTGCCCTTCTTTTCCTTGAAGCCGTCTAAGAATCCTGTTCCCATCAGTAATCACCTCCGGCACTGAAACCGTCAAGGTTGCCCAAATCGTTGCTGGACTCGCTTGGCTTCTTTGCTGGAATGGACTTGTGAGGGACGGCATAGATACCGTGTGCTTGCACCTTGACGACTTCATCACCGTCTTGGTTGGTGTAAGACTCGGTTCGTCCGACAACCCAAACACGGGAACCCTTTGCGAATGGGAGCCATTCGCCCGTCTTGAGGACGGAGAGTGCGTTGTGGTTTTCCTTGACCGTTCCCGACACACCAATGCCGATTCGGGCGTTGGGGTTTTCACGGCGGAGAACTTGAGTGCTGATTGACAACCAGTAATCACGACCTGTTGGATCCCATTGGGATTCTCGGCCTTCGTGGTTGATGTCCATAACACCACCAACGATACAGACCATAGGGCCGTCATAGCGTTGGACTCCGTTGCGGTCGGTGTAGGACTCACGGCGGTTGTCAAGGTGATGCTCAAGCAAGTCCTTCACATTCACAGCGGCGTCGCCAGTGGTGGTGAGGTATTGCTCCGGTTTGAACAGGTTTTGAGCAGTGTCCCGCTTCTTTCCTTCGGGCACCCAGTCCAAACCATAGGTTGCATTGGTGTTGCTGATTGAAAGTGTCGGGCCAGCACCGTTCCAGCCTTCGGGATCGAAGGTTCCCTTCACAGTGATTGGTTGCCACAGGTTCCAGTCGTGCGTAGCACCTTCAAAGGCACCCTCAACGGTGATGAGCATTGGGCCTTGTTCAAGGAACTTGTCTTTGGCGTTGCCGTGGAAAGCCCAAATGGACTTCATGGCGGTAGCACGCTGTGGGGTGTTGTCAGCCTTGAGCATACAAATTGAAAGTTTCTCATTGAGAGGAATAACCCAGTTCGGGTTATCATCAGCCGAGTCCTTTGACACAAATGTCCCAGTGCTGTGTTCGGCTCGCCAAACACCATCAGCACGGAAAGCACGGCCAATGCCGACTTTGTTGCCGTTGTATTGGAAACCGTTGTTGATAGCACCGGAGAGGTCAGCAGTAGCGATGTCAATTGCCGCCTCACGCTTGCGCTTCATCAAGTCAAAGCGTCGGTCAAATCCAATGAACATACCGACCCATTCCTCGCCAGATCCGCCGCCGCCGCCACCACTTGGGCGATTGGCGCACACGAACATGTCGGCGAAGTCGTTGTAATCGTCGTCGTCCAAGCCCTGTGCTGAACTACCAGCGGCTTCCCACATGTCGGGGAATGTTTCGTTCATCCACGAACCAAACGAGGCCAATGCCTCTTCCTCGGACACTCCGAGTATTTTCGCCGCTTCATCAATGCAATTGTTTCCGATTTCTCTTTCGCTCATATAATCAACCTCTTTGTTTGTAATCCCCAGTCATAGCATGGAGGAATAGGAGATCACTGGCCGTCCAGTCGGGGCTTCTTGCCGCCCACTGTCCCAGTATCATAAGGTGCTTCATCGCCATAGCGGTGTCCACCGTATCGTCTTTGTATGCCGAGAGGATTGCTTGGTGCATACCCTCAATTATTTCATCACGGGACATACCGTGCGTGTTGACAAGCGATTCCGCACTATCAATTAAGTCGGAGTGAGGGCCAGCGAGAATGCCCTTGTAATAGGTCTGTGCTGGCTCAAAGTCAGTGAGTGTCAAATTGATGAGGGCGTCCTCATCGGTTGGATCGATGGTTTGCATGGCTTTCAAACAAGCCCGCATATCACCTTTGTATTTCGTGATAAGGGACGGGAGAGCCGCAACCCAAGCATCGGGAAAGTTCTCTTCGCTAATTACACGACCGAGGAAACCTTCGGCGTCGCCTATCTCCAATGGATTGAAGGAATAGGCAGGTAGTCTTGAACGGAGAGCAGGAATGATGCGACCAATACGGTTGCATGTGAGAATCCAAAGCACATGGGTGCCAGTTTCCTCAATCAATTGACGCATAGCGTCCTGTGCGTCTTTGGTGAGTCCATCGGCCTCATCAAGAAGAATGACCTTGAAGTCGTGGCCGACAGCCTTCTGTTCAGCGAGGCTCTTGAGCCTATCACGAACAAATCCAATGCCTCTATCATCGGAAGCGTTGAACACATGAAAGTTATTGGCGAAGGCATCGCCCAGCAGATCCTTAGCGATAGCACGCCCACCGCTGGTCTTGCCAGTTCCGGGTTTCCCGAAGAATACCACTCCACCACAGCGCAGTGTGTATTTGTTTTGAGCGTGAACAACCCATGTCGGAACATCGGCTTTCAATTGCTCAAGGCCGACCATTCCTTGAAGTGTGTCGGGTCGGTGGGTTTTCCATAACTGTGTCATAATATCACGCTCGGTGGGATTCAACCCAACAGGGGCTTGGGTATAAAAGGTTCGGTGTCATTGGCTCAACCCCCAATTGGATAAGTTCATAGGCGCAGTGTCCTGTTCAGCCACTTTTTTCAATAGCGTGTCTTTATCATGGATGATGTGTTCCCAGTCCTTCTCGATCAGGTGAGAAAGAACCGCCATAACATTGGATTCAACGGCGGTGATTGGGGCAAACCATTCGGCTTCGCTCGGCCTTAGACCAAACACAGCGAGTAGGCGGTTCGGCACAGCCTTTGGGAGTTTGCTGGGGAACTTAATTCGCCGTTGGTCTGTCCCGTTCTTTGACAAAGCGAGTATTGAGAGTGAAATGTCGTCGTTTTCCTTCATCAGTAATTCACGCCCAACAAATAAAACCGCTGGATCGTATGGGAATGTAGCCAGCATTGAATCCAGCATGAATCTTGGGCTGGACTTTACATTATGTAGTGCCTCTCGGACAGCAAGCCTGTCGTAGTCGTTTGTCCATAGTCGCAAAGCGTCAAACAAACCGATTTTCCTATCGTCAAGTATGACGGTGTGTGCATTCGGGCATACCTCAAACCAGTCGTTCGTGGTAAGTTCCTCGTCCTCAAACAGATTCATTCTCAAGCACCTCCAAGATCTTCTCTATGTCCTCATGCGTCGTTGCTTCGGGCAGACTACCGACATGACGGAGGACAGCCAAAAAACCTTCGGGTTCTTTGGTGAATAGACGGTATGGCTTCAAGAGCCTCATAAGCCGTGTCAAATGATGGGCTTTAGTGTAGCGGTTTTGGGCTGGCAAGCCGTTCTCCCGCAGGAATATACTCACCTCGGCAGGTATTGTTTTGCGACCAAACAGATCGCATTCGGGGCGAATGTCATATCCTGTTTGGTTCTTCGTGGTGAGGCGTGAGGAAATACGGAACCTTGCGTTCTTAGCGACCAAAAGCAGGAGGATGTCTTGCTCACTCAACATTGTCTTCACCCACCAAGTATTCAACCTCTTCAACAGGCACCACATCGGACAGCCCTGCGCTTGGTGCTAAACCAGTGATAACACCTTGAATGTGTATTCCTCGCTCGTCATAGTCAGCAAAGTGAATCTCAACCTCAACGAAGGTGGGTGCTTTCATGTCAACCCTTGATCCTTCAACAGCGGTTCCTGCTGTGGTGAGGCGAGCCAGTTTCTTCTCCATGTGTGGTTCGGCTGAAATGGTGCCCACTTCGTAGTAGCCGTCTATGCCATCACGGGCGGCGACACGCCATCCGTTAAGCACCAAGCCACGGGCAGGTTCATGTTGCCATACACCAGCCACCAGTCGGAATACCTCACCCGTATGTTTCGTGCTGAACAGCACGACCTCATCGGATGAATTGGTGAATGTGAGTTTAGATTCGGGATTATGAATGAACACCACCCCGTTTTTTGGAGAGAGTTTCCTTATGCCCCTCATGTTCTCCACTGTTTGGGTTTCTTTAACGAGAAGATCTGAAACATTATCGTCAATGTATTGTCGCCTCCTGTTTCGTGTCCACTCATGGGCGTCGCCTCCCTCAAGGGTGAGTATGTCGCACACCTTGAGAGGAAAGTCGTCTTGCGGTGTGTGTTCAACGACATAGATACCTGCCTTTAGGCAGGACGCCAATTGAGTGCTGTCAATTTCCTGCACCTCAACCCCATGTGGGTCATAAGCAACAGAACCAATTTTGTCGTTGATGTGTAGTGTCAGTCGTTCGCCACGAATGACTTCAAGTTCGGCATCCTTGCCATTGAACGGTAAATCCTCTCCCCGATGGCGTCGGGGGAGTGGGAGTATGACTGGGTTCCCCGTGCTGGGGACTCCGATGAGTTCAGCACCGGCCATAACCTTCTCGGCAACAGCACGGATCGATGAGAACATTGACTCCTGCATCAAGCGTTGAGTCGGCATACCGTAGCATTGACCGAGAGCCTTGAGTATGTCCCTTCGCTTGAAGGGGTTGGCTGTTCGTGTCAAACGAAGAAGAAACCAATAGGCATCACGGGGATGAGTGCGTTTCAATATGATTCGCACGATCATAGCACGCACACGGTTGTCGTCGGCGTTGAGAATATCCTGCATTCGCTGGTATGCAAATCCAAATGTCATTTTTGTTTCCTCGTCGGTCTTCACCAGTTTGGAGAGTTCAGCGACAATATCGGGGTCGTCCACTGCCTCTTCGGGGTAAAGGTCGGTGAGGTGATAGAACACCTCACGCAGATCCTCATCGGTCAGTTTCCTGTCAATGCGACTGTCCTCGTAAAAGAAGTCAATGAGTTCCGGTATTTGTCGTGGGGCGAGTTTGAACGCTGATTCAGCGACGATGGCTGGCCTTCGCACACCATTGTATGCCTGTCTGCAACAGGCCGCAATATGGCGAAAGTTCGTATCGTTCATGTTCATTCCTCTTCTTCATTTTGCTCATCGTTTTGCCACGAAAGACACGACCAATGCTTGCGAAGTGTCCGTTCATCACAGCGGAATACATGGCTGAACTGGTGCTTGATAGCCTCCCTCTTGTAGATCGAATCGTCCTCATAGGTCAGCGTATAAACATGCAATCCTTTACCGGACGGGCTTTCGTCCGTAGCGACGATAATTGTTTGACAGTCAGTCATTCGTGCTACATCACCAGTGTGATTGTTGACCCATCGGTCGCCAATTTCAAATCCTTCTATCATTCCTCACCATCTCCTTCTTCAAAATACGCTGGATCGACGGTCTTATCACGCCATGCGCTCACGAAGTCCTCCCATGCGGCTTGGTCGGGATAGAGTCGCATGATTTCAATTTTCCAACCCCAAATCCAACGACGCATCTCCCTTCTCCTGTCAAGTGGCAAGACCTCAACGGACTTGCCCCACAGTTCTTTCGTAGCACGCTTGACAGTCTTGATACCGACACGGTTGCCCGACAGTTTAGCACAAATGTATAGGCAATCCACCAGTAGTGGACGGGGGGCACGCCCCACCTTGCCGACGACCTGTTCCCACAGTGCGAATGCGTTTTCCTGTATCGCTGTGATAGTTTCGTCGGTGTCACCATGAACTCGCCAGCCTTGCTCCGGTAGTTCGTGACAAAGAGCCAGCAGTTCGTAGCGTTTGATGTCAAACCACGGTTCTGTGTATGCACGCACCATCATTCACCACCTCGCTTGAGAGTTTCAGCGACGGGTTGCATTTTGTCGTCAACCTTGTCAAACAGATCTGAAATGTTGTCCTTGTGGAGTAGTTCGTTGAGCGTGTCCCTTAGTTTGAGTGCTTCTTCTTCTGTCAAATAAAATCCCTTCTTGGTGTAGCCGACATGCCCGTTGCGTGACGGTGCCACACGGTTCACACGGATGTTCATTATCCTTTCATCACGGGTGTCTTGTGTCAAAATGTGGACTTCTTCGCCAGCGGTGAATGAAGTGTCAATGGTCGCATGGTGGACTTGGTTGTAGCGGTTCTCGTTGCTCACATTCCCACCTTCTTGTAAAGCGTGTTTCTCACCACATCGTCTTGGACGAGGATGATCTCATTGTTGCGGAAGGTGTCTTGGATCTCTTCAATGGCCTTTGCGGTGTTAGTGCGGAAGTCGTCGGACACGCTGTCGCCAGCCTCAAGGGCTTCAATGTCAGCACGCAATTCATCCAATTGGCCGGGTATGTTTTTGGCTTCGGCCTTCACCACTTTCTCATTCAAACGAATAATCTCCTTTTCTTGCTCGGCGATGTATTCATTCATCTCTTGGACTTGATCCATGAGGTTCCTCACGGCCTTCTCAAGTTTCTCTTGGCGTTCGGAGAGGTATTGTTCAACCATCACTCGCTCACCTGCCCGAATGTATCAATGAAAGAAGGTGGGTGGCCTGTTGCGACAACAACAGGACTTACATTGTCCACTTGTAGTTCGGTGGTTGGTGGTGAACCAGCAGGGGATGGGATTTCCGCTGTGTCGGTGTTCGCCTCCATTGGCGTGGAATGTGGATCGAGAGGTATTGGTATGACCTCCATGCTGGTGTGGGTAGCACCTGCTGTGGTGCCGACGAATGTGGTCTTGAGTTCAGCCATCCATTCAGCCACTTCAACAGCGTGCTTCAACGGAGGGGCGACCTTCTTGTCAAAGGAGAACTTGCCATCCTTGACGGTCATGCCAGCGGTGAGTGCGTCTTTGACCTCGGTGAGTGCTTTGTCGGCAACCTTGCCGTTGAGCATACCCACCAGTTTGTCAAGAAGGATTTCAGCAATAAGAGTCGGTGGGACATTCCCAGTCTTGACTTTATCAGCCAGTCCGACATCGTTGCGATAGCCGTTGCCGAGAGTCTTTTTGTTCTCGTCGCAGGGTTGGAGCATTAAGCACATAACACCGGGGACTTCAATGTCAATTTTCGGATTAGCGACAGCGTTTGGCTTGCCGTCGTTTTCCTTGCGTTCTTCGGCTGTCAGTAGTTTGCCACGACGAGCCAAGAACTCCGACTCAAGTGCTGTGCCGAAGTCCCGAACGGATGCACCGACACCAGCGAGGTTGTCGATCTGCTCATCGGAGAGTCCTTCAACGAATGCTTTGAAACGCTTCTTGCTCATTGAGAACCCCCCGTGAATAAGTCGCCAACATCATAACATGTTTGACAGCGGCGTTCAGTTTGAACCTGCTTCGCCAGTGGGGCGATTGTCGGGTCGGTCGGGTTAATCATGGTTGGTCGTCCACAGCCGACACACTTCGGGAGGTTTTGGTTGCTCATGGTCTATCCACACAGGGTAGCCTATATGAACCCTTCGTCTATTCCTCTTCGGATTCAGTGAATAGTTCTTGTTGAGCGAAAGCCGCTTCAATTGGTGGTGCGGGGTATTCGTCCTCATCCAGTGCAATTGCGAGCAAATCCTTTGCCTCCATTTTGGCGATAACTGCCGAGTCGTTCACCACATTCAGCACACCTGCGTGCGGGTATGGGATGGTGATGTCGCAATTGGGGTTCAAACAGTCGCCACTTGCGGGCAACAGCACACGGGTTTCGCCCGATGTAGCCCCCAGCAAAGTATAGACCATTCCACACTGGCAAGCCCACACCTTTCCGATGTGTTCGATCCGTGGTTCATGTTCCTCAATAGCCATTTTATCCATGTCAGCGGTTTCAACCCTGTCGCTCACCACGAACCACCCAATTTGGTCGGCCAAGTAGCGAATCCAGTCGTGTTTATGCCACACGCTGACTCCGATTTTATCGGGCAACATATCGGCGTGGATCTCGGTCAATGTGAGTTCACGCTCTCCTGTCCGACGATAGCGTCCGACATTCGGCATATCCCAAACACCGCCAGTGATACCCACTGTTTCGTCGCTAACGACGAGTGAACTCCATAGGCGCATGGCCCATGTCGCATCCTCTTGAGAGGGTAATGGGAGAGGCCCAATGTCCAATTCCTCCGGCTGGCTCATTGTTCTCCCCCCTTCGTGATAAGGCGTAGCGTGTGCCACACCCAGCGTCCACATTGGTTGCATTTTAGCCTCGGCGTCATTCCGAGTTCGGGGTGTTCGCCGTCTTTCCAGCGGAACATGGGGCCGTCGCAATCGGGGCAATCCTGATCTGTTATTGTCGTCATTCCTCTTCATCTCCTGCTGGTGCTTTGCGGCGAACCTTGAGTTTGAAATATATATCGGATGAGCGCATGTAGGTGACATCCACCTTGTCCCACATCCACCTGTCGTGAGGTCTGTAAAAACCCTGCTCCTTGAGTATGGTTTTGGCGGTTTTGAGGATTTGCTTTGGTTCGTCGCCGTCGTATTTGATGAGTGCTTCGTGCCAACCTGCACGGTCAGCATCGTCAATGGACATCAAGAACTCCTGTCCCGGTTTAGTCGGATCGCTCCATAGAATCATTCCGACACCCCCAGTGCTTCGTCACCAAGCAACAGTATTTTGCGCCGTGTGTTCTTTGCACGGTATTTGAATCCATACGGAACTTCAACCGTTTTATCACGAAGGATTTCCAATTCCTCAATGTGCGAATGTGCTTCACGGATTGCGTGATCGATAACACCCAGTGCTTCGGCACGCTCAACACCGTTCATTTCACCGTATTGCGTGGTGCCGAGAAGCATTCCTCGATCTGCATGTAGTTCCTGTATGATTGACCGCCAATCACCAGCCTTGCGGCGATAGTGGCGTTCAGCCGACATGAAGTCGTCGTTGTATTTGGCGAGGATTTCCCTTGAGCGTTTTAGCACGAACCACCACCTCACTGATGTAGCAGGGCGAGGATTTCAAGCGTTTCTTTTCCGTTCAAGAAGGCGTCAATTTTTGCTTTCCTGTCTTGGAGTTTGCGAATGTCTTCAACCAGTGCGTCCTGCTTGCGGATTAGATCTTTCATCTCTTCGGTTGCGGCAACGAGTTCACTGTCGGTCTTTCGTGATAGTTCACTGATACCGCCCAACGGGTGCTTGTCGTCCTTCTTGAAGAAATCCTTCACCGCCTTGTTATAGCCATACGGGTCGGGTGCTTCTCTTGGTGGATAGTGATATGGATTGTTCGGTCGTGGGTCGTGTGCTTGGGGGTTGAAAGTTCGTCCCTCTCCTGCCCTGCCACGAACGACACGACCTTTCCTCTTAGGTGCATTCGTGCCTTTGAGTTTTCGGAACTCACGGCGGATTGCCGCCTTGATTGATGCGTTGTGTGGTTTCCTCTTGTAGCGTGGGTGCTTGTATGCGGAGAACACATATTCAACGACGGTCTTTTCAGCGAGGTGCTTCTTCGCATTCATCAGATCTCGGATTTGTGCGAGGTCGCATTCTGCTCGCTTCTTGCGGGTTGCTTTGTCGGCCATGTTCTCACCAGTGGGGTTGGGGTATTTAATCAACGGTCGGATTCACCAGCGGTGTGCCTTTTCGCACGAAATACAGAAGAAAGTCCATCGTTTCGGGATAGAGGTTGCCGTCCTCAATCATGTCGTTGCGTGCTTCAATGACGGCTTTTCGCAATTCCTCCCCTCGTTCGTGGCTAATTGCTGACGGCGATTGCATACGAATGAATGCAAGGATGCCACCGACCGTGCGATTGAGGGTTTCCTCCCGCATGGCCTCTTCGGCGTCGTAGTAGGACGGACAAACGCCCGTGTGGTCGCCACCGCACTTACCGCAATTCCGGCCACCGTAGCGACCCATCAAGCATCACCATCACAGTCGCAATTGCACGCCCAGCACTGACCGCACGGGCCACTACATGTGTCAGATCCAGTATTCATTTCGCCACAGGATTTGCATTTCCTGTCCTTCGTGGTGTAGTATGGGTCTTCATCCATAGGAACTTCGCCGGTCATTCAAATGCCCTCCCTTTGGAAATGGTGTCAATGTCGTCAATGGTGATTTCATCGATCAGCACACGGTAAATGAACTCCAAATACGGGCGGCTGGCGTTATAGCACAAACCATGCAACAGGAGTGTCAATTCGTTATTCAGTTCGTCGTCGCTCGCCGTATTCAGATCGATATTCTTTATTTTGTCGCTCATGCTATCACCGCCTCCATGTTTCGCCACCAATTAGGGGCAGGAGTTCCTTTGTCCCAGCGAGCAAAGCGTCGCTTGTCGTGAAAGTAAAAGTCCCTGTATGCTTGAACACGGTCGGGTTGTTTGTATTCATCGGGCATAGCCAGCGGCACTGGTGTCATTTGACCGCCGGTCAAATCGGGAATGTGTTCAGCCATTTGTCGCAAATGACGGATGGCGTCAGTGCAACCGTGTTCTGTGCCGTAGCGGATCTGTTGTTGTTTCAGTAGCGACTCGGCCAGTTCGCAAAGCCATTCGTAGTTCGCCCGTGTCAAGCCGACCCACAGCGTGCTGGGGTGGTGCGGGTGAGCGTTGCCCGAATAGGGGGTCTTGCCGTCGGCACGCATGGGCATGAGGTCAACGGAGCCTGTGTGCTTGAAGAGAGCCGTTGAGAGCATTTGTGCGCTCTCAACAATCATTTTCATGTGTTTGTCGCAGTGCATAATTGCGGCCAGCCATGCGTGCCTGTGAAGAAAAAATATGTTCATTGTAATACCTCGTTTGTTCGTGTTGAATCACCCACAGACACACAGTCAGCGGGGACAACCTTGAGCCGAACTGCTTGGCTAAGAAGGTATTCTTTGGAGCATCGTGGATCGAAGCGTGCCCGTGTCTTGCGGTGAAGCGCACAGCGCAAATCCTCCACGCTGATGTCCTCCCATGTGAGGGCTGGTTTCGGTTCCTCCGGTTGGGGGATGGCTGGCTTTTCCTTGCCAGCGAACGGCTTCACTGGGTGCATGTTGCGGGAGAGGTAATTGTCCATGCGCTCTAAGCCAGCCCAGCGAGCGTCGCTGGTGGGGTCGCCCCAATTGTAGGGATCCCATTCGTTCTTGCACCAGCGGAGGATTTTCTCATACCATGCCTCTTCTTTCGTGGTGAGTAGTGAGGTGGATAGGGAGTCGTGCGTCAGTATTGAATTGAACACATGCTCGGTGGCTTCACGCCAGCAATCCATGTTCAGATCTGTGAAGGCGGGTTCATCATCCCACACATCATCTCCGCCAACATCGTTGCATCGTTTGATGATAGCACGGATGTATCGCTTGGCGTGCGAGCGTTCCTTCTTCTCCAATTCCTGTGGAGTCGGCTCGGCTTTTGGTGTTGAAGCATGGGGCTTGAACCACTTGTTGATGCGAAGTGCCTCGTTGTTGTTCAATTTGCTCTCAATGATGCGCTGAACTTTCCTGCTGGGGCCGTAGCCTTTGTTGCTGGCGTAGCCCATGTTGAACGGGTTGCATTCCTTCTCGGTGAGGCCAAACCACGGTTGCATCAGTTTGAGCATCATGCGGTTGAACATGATGTCGTGTGGGCGTCGCTTGCCGTTCCTGCCGTGGTGTTCTTTGTAGTGTGTCAATTGGAACACATGGATCATCTCATGGAGTAGCACCTTGAGGGCACGGGCAGTAGCCTCTCCTTCATCACCATTGACTGACATGGTTATGCCGTAGCGTGGGCCACCCCGTGCGCTCTTGGTTCGTGCGTCTTTGGCGAACTGGATTCTGATCGAGCCACGCTGGCGAACACGCTTGATTGATTGGCGACCCTGCGTCCTGTCAGTCTTTCGCCACAAATCACGGGCGCATCCGTTGGTGACGGTGGCGATGTGCTTTTGATTGGTTCGGGTTCTGTATGATGGCCTCTCTCCTTCACGGGTGGCGTATTCAAACGCCTCATGGGCGATTGCTCCTATGTCCGTGTTCATGCACACATGGCGTGCAAAGTCCATGATGTTGATTCGCTGATCTGGATTTGCTGGGTGCCTCAATTTGTATTTGTCATTGTCATACCATTCGCTCGTCATTCGGTTGTCCTCATGTTGAAGAGGGGTCGGGTGTATATCAACCTGCTGGCCGAATATGCTCTCTATCTCCCGAAATGTGATTGACATGTTCATGCCTCTTTTTGCTGGGTGAAAATGTATTCGTCGGTTTCAATCCGTTCAATGTTTTCCTCCACAGGCTGTGGTGAATCGGGGACTACATATTCTAACTGACATTCGGTGTAAAGCACACCACAGTCAGTGCATTGAAGCACTAAGTTCTCGCCGTATTCTTTGGCGATAAACACACGGAATGTGATAGATCCACACTTGCATTTTGATGGTTCCCTCATGCCTTTCGCCTCCTTTCGTAGCGTCCCTGTGCCCCATGCTTGTTGGGGACAAAGTGAATATCCCAGTCTTGATGAGGACATACATTGAATGGGTATTCCGACACGAACGACGGACATACCTCATGGATAACCCCGTCCTGTTTCACACGGGAGAGGCGTCTGTTGCACCTTTCGCATTTTGCTTCGGCGGCCTTGATCCATTCGTATTTTCCCGGTCTAAGTGTCATGCTGTTTCCTCCTGCATGGTGAGTCCTTCGGCACGAATGGCCTCGGTGATTTCGTTTGGCTTCTTGCCTGTGAATGTGAATGTCCCTGTTTCGTGGTGAATAACCCACGAAGCACGGGGATGCCACACGCCGTCGTAGCGACGCTGTGGTGGGCGGTAATGGATCAGTGATGGCGGAGTGCCCGTGGCTTGCTTGATGGCTTGCCACAGCATACGCACTTTGCGTTGCCCACGCTTCGGTGGTTCATCGTAGCGTGCTTCAATGAATCCGGTCATGCGGTTTCCTCCAACAGTTCAGCGAGAGCGTCAATCAGTGGTTTGTGGAGAGGCACTGGGGGTTCGTTGAGGATTTCCCAGTCGCTACATCCGAATGCACATTGATGGATATTCGGGCGCATCCCAACCGAAGACCACAGGCCGTCGTTGCTCACTTGATCGCATGTGCGACAGGCCGAGAATCGGAACTTGCTGGGTTCGGTTATCATTTTGATCCGACCTTCACGGAATGCTTGTCGCACGGATGGTGCTTGACTCTCCCATGATTCGTGGTAAAAGGGCCAGTCAAATGGATAGGTCATGCTTCGTCCTCCCCTGTGTTGACAAGGACTTCAAACGGCACACCGTTGTCCCGTAGTAGTCGCATCACGGTTTGTGGTGTAGCACCGGCCAAAGACCAGTCCAAGAACCATGCCTTTTCAACGGGCTGGCCTTGCTTGATAGCCATGCCAGTGTCAAAGGATATGCCGTTCTCTTGGAGGTGTGATTGCACCTTAGCCATGTTGGCTGTGTGCATATCCTCTTGCTTGATTCGCACTTCAAAGGAAAGCAGATCTGCGGTGGCTGTGATACCACCAGTAAAGTCCACAGGTTGTGATGAATCACCAGTCATTCGTCATTCCTCCAAACAGCCTCGTTTTCGGGGTGGGTGGTGATGATGATTTGTTCGGGCTTGACACCGATTTCAAGAAGGTGAGGGACATTGTGGTCGGTCGCTGAATCAGCGAACATCACGAAGCCCTTCTTCGGTGCTGGCACCTTATCACGAACAGCCCACAGTGTGTTGCCGTCCTGTCGGAAATCCATTTCACCGTAGTCAATGACCTCAACCTCAACAC